GTTTTCGGTGCTTTCTCTTTGACAATAGGAAGCAGGTCAACTTGTTGCTTAAGCGATGCACCAAACTTTTTCTTCTTTGCCATGTTTGTCTCCTATTACCGAAAACCATGTCTTCTCGAAGAACCTTTCTTCGAGTTTCTGTAACTTTGAGAACCACTCTTTGGCTTCGATGCGTTCCACCCACGAGTAGCAGAGGAACTACTGGACGATGTTTTCTTGGTAGAACCGCCCCTGCCGAAACTGCTGAGTTTCGCTCTTGCGGATGCAAGCGAAGAGGTAACTCTACCTGCGTTTGCGGCAACATTACTGTAATCAATATCGTTGTTAACAGGTGTGTTACCGCCACCGCCGCCACCGCCGTTATAACGGTACGAGTAGCCACCGCCGCCACCGCTACTGGAAGCCGCCGCCTGTTGCTCAGCAAGTGCCGCCGCAAGTTCCGCTCTTCTTGCACGCAGGTACGGAATTCTCCAAGTGTCAATACCCTTCTTGCTGATACTCTTAATTAAACTGTCGATTTCAGAGATGTTATCGTAACCGCTGATGGTGTTAGCGAATCTCTGCTCTGCTTCCTGTTGCAGTTGCTTTTCGTAGTTCGCACGGAGTTGTCTGTTCTGAGCGATTTCATCGTTCATGTTTTGGTCAGCAGTCATGCGGTATGTGTTTAGATTGTCAGCGAGATTGTTGTTGATTTCGCCAAGCCGTGCGCTACGAGTATTCTCCGCATTGTTGTAGAGATTCTCGTAATTTGTCTGCGCACGAAGTGCAGAAGTCTCAGAAGCACCGCCTGTGATACCCTGCCGAGCAAGCATCTGAGGTAAGTCTCTTTTATTCTCCATGTACTGGACATAGTTCTGTCTCTGAGTATTGTTAACTTCATTGTTAACCGTTGCTCTTGCTCTGTTCGCTTCGGCATTTCGCTGATTCGTGTAGTCGGTCAGAGCCTTTGCGTACTTATCTCTGACCTGTTGCTCTGTGAGATAAGGAACTGCCTGTGCCATTTACTTTTCCCCCTCATTGTACTTTTTCGTGCTGATTCCAAGAATCGCACCAAGGAATGCATCGACCGCAGTAATAGTTCCTACGATTTGCTCACCGTAGGGAAGACCCCAAATGCTTGCCAATGCGAAATATAAAGTGCCAAGCGCAGGAAGTAGAATCTGCGCAATGAACTTTAAGACATCGTAAGTTTTGTTGCTCATCTTATTCTCCTCTAATGGTCGCTTTGATTTCGGCAATGTCTGACTTGATTTCATCAATCCTATCCCACTGCCGTGCCGTGGATTGTTCCAACTTAAATGTCCTTTCAACCAAGTTGTTGAACTTGTCCACTTTCTTTTCCAGTTCTTCAACTCGGTATGTAGTCAATCTGTTTGCCGTCATGATACCTGCGATAGAACCAAATAAAGTGCCTGCGAGTGAGATGAGTGATACTACCACTACATCGGGCATTTCTATTTCTCCTTTCAACCTAACTTAAAAGACGGAGCATCGTCTTCGCTCCGCACGAGCCGTCTACAGTGAGTCCGTGGTTCTTTTGGAATGCCTTGATTGCCGCCGTCATGCCATTGCCACAATGACCATCAATCCCCTTGGGGTCATAGCCGTGAGTGTAAAGAAGGCACTGCACCGCACGAACAAGCACACCGCTCTTTCCTTTATACACACCCTTGTTGGACATCGCACCCTTGGACTTCGGTCCGTAAGAGCCATCGACCGCAAGTGCGCATTTGTAATCCTTGTTCAGACCGACCTGCACCGCCATGACTTCGCACTTCTTTGTCGCAGGACCACGGCTTCCGTCAATAACCAACTTTGCTCCAAGCATATCATTGAGTCCACGCTGACCTTTCTTGACAAGGTCTTTCGTGGAAGTAGCGGTAGTTGACGCAGGTTTAGTCTGTGTGGCAGGTTTGGTTGTGGATTGACCAGTTATAGCCTTATGCAACTTATCCCACTCAGAGGAGCGTTTTGCGTAATAGAGCGGACACATCTTGTGGGATGCGTCATAGTGACGGACTACATGAGATGCAGGTACACCGAACTGATTCATGAGATACCGAACCAGTTCCGTGAGATACCGAATCTCCACTTCCGTGAAAGGTCTGTCACCATCTTGGCAGACTTCGATGCCGATGGAGTTGGAGTTCGTGATACCGTACTTGCCGTGACCATCTCCACAATGCCAAGTGTAGTATGCCTTTGGGTCTGCGTATTCCCAAATGCCACCATCGTCCACAAAGTAATGTGCCGATGCATCTCTGTTTGCTCTTCCGAAATAAATGCAGTTGTTCTTTGCGTTACCGCTTGAAGAACTTCCTGCTCCTACATAATGGACTACAATATATTTCACCGCCTGTGTGCGCTTTACGATATTGTAGTTGCCATGCAATTTGTTGATTTGCACTTGCTTGTCCTTTCGTTATTTTCGATTAAGTGTGCTACAGAATCCAATACATATCTATACCGCAATATGTTCTCGGTGTAACTACACTAACCTTTCCACCCGTACCTTCCACTTCCGCATAACTTGCAAAGGTGACATCTCCACACGAGCCTGCCGCAAATATTCTTTCACTTGAACTTGGTCTTACTGCCTCTGGGATATAATAAACATTATTCACCGCATTTGCGGTCAAACCGCTTAATCCAAGATGTAAGTGTACAAACCGCCCATATTTTTCGTAATAGCAACCACCGTAAGTTGAATACGCACTTCCCTTCACAGGTGTAAATGTTGTTCTCGTAACCGAAAACATTTGTACCAGTTTGGTCAGCGTTTTTTTTAAATCAAGCACTGACAATCACCTCGCTTTCCCATCCAAGTGCAGTGATAGCGGCATAAAGGTCACCATCGGTTGTTCCTGCCGCCGCAGTTGTGTCGAGTTGTAATTTAAGGTCATTCAATTCAGAATCCCCGCTGACCGACAATGTGCCACCAACAGACCAATTCCCTGTGACACCGCCTATATCAGCCTTGCTTGTATCACTTGGATGCCTGTGGTCACCACGGGCAACATCAGTGCCAACACCTGCGCTACCTACTCCATCCATCAGCGGAACAGAATTGCTGAAACTCTTATTAAAAGCGGTATTCTTTGTGCCGATGCTCGGCTCTTTGCCATTCAGAGCGGTAGTGATAACTTTGTTCTGCACTGCGTTGATGCTCGTTGTGGACAGTTCTTCGTCCGTTACTGCATCTTCGCCTTTAGGACCTTGCGGACCTTGGACACCTTGAATGCCCTGTTCGCCCTGCGGACCTCTTTCGCCTGTGTCGCCTTTAAGACCTTGCTCGCCTTGAATGCCTTGGATGCCTTGCGGACCTTGCGGACCTTGTTCGCCTTGCGGACCTCTCGGACCTTGTTCGCCAGTATCGCCTTTTTCACCCTGCGGACCTTTCAGACCGCCGATGTCCTGCCACGAACTGCTTTGTGTGTTCCAGTTATAAATCGTGTTTTCTGCCGAAGTACCGACCGCCCACGCATCACCTGCTTGACCTGTCGGATGCTCAGCCACAAGTGCGGCATAAGTCGCATACATACCAAGGATGACGAACGATGCACCATCAGCACCGTCATCGCCCTTGTCGCCCTTTGCGCCCTTGACACCCTGCGGACCTCTCGGACCTGTTTCACCTTGGATACCCTGCTCGCCTTGCGGTCCTTGAATACCCTGTGCGCCTTGTGCACCTGTCGGTCCTTGTGCGCCCTGCGGTCCTTGTTCACCTTGGATACCCTGCTCACCTTGCGGACCTTGCGGACCTTGCGGACCTTGCGGACCAGTAGGACCTTCTGATTTTTCTACTTCAGAAATCTGCGCTTCAAGTTCTGTTCTGACAGATTCAAGGTTTGTTTGAGCCGTATCAAACCCTGTCGAGATTTCGTCAAGTGCATCGTTATACCTTTCTGCCAAGGTGACAGTTAGTGTATCGAACACTTCTTGATTCTGACGAACAGTACCAGTGAGTCGGTCGGGTTTACCAACAACACGGAGACTGCTTATCTCATCGGGTGCTAATTTTTTATCTTTAATCGCCATCTCATTTCCTCACTTTGCAAATCTCTGAATGACATAGGTTTTGACAATCTCAAAGACACCGAACGGCTCGTTCAGTTCATCGTTCTCCAGTATGATTTGCAGTCTCTTGTACTTCTTCTGTTTCTTCTTGAAGAACAAATCTCTTGGAGTTGTTCTCGAATCGAAGGACAAACGCTCAAAGTCGATTTCGCCATCGAAGAAACGAGCGATGTCTACATAAGTCATGCCGATGAACATACGCTCGTAGCCATCGACACGAATATATACTTTAACGGACGAACGGTCGAACGGAGCGACAGTACACATACTGCCCTTCTTCTGCATAGTTTTGAAATACTCCGTCATTCCATCGTTGTCATTCGGTGTAGACCATGTTGCAACGATTGCTCTGCCCTCTACGGAATCGTCACCTCTCACAGTTCCATCAGAATAGTCGGTCGCCTGTCCGCTATTCTTGAATCTGCACACCTCACCATCAACTGTACCGAACCACATTTCCTTGTCATACGATGTGATACTCACGGCAGGAATGCCTTCCCAATAATAGGATTCATAACCGTAGTTCGTGTTGCCCATGTTGTTACTGGTCTTGTGTCTGCCGTCAAGGATGTACGCTCTGCCAAGAGGAATCTTCTTCTCAACTTCTCCTTCCGTCTCGATTCTGTACTCATCACCGCCTACAACAAGAACATAGTAGTTGTTCCAAATCGTACCCGCCGCCTGTGCCAGTTTCGGTTCAGCGGTCAACTTTTGGTCGATAAAGAAACTCCTATTGCGGACGATTTTTTCACTCGTAGTATTCGTGGAAATGACACCATACACACCGAGCGCAGACAGAAACAATGGCTCGTCATTGAGAACACCGAACGCATACTTGTTGATTGCGCCAATACCTGCCGTAGAACGCTTGACAGCAAATGTTCTGATTTGCGTTGTAGTTGCGCTCCCATCCGATGCGCTTATCGTCTTGCTCGTAATGCTCGTCTGATAGACAAGGAAGATTGTCGAGTCATCAGATGTGCCTTCCTTGACCACGGCAAGATACTCACCAAGATTAAGAAATCCCATGATTTTATTCTCGCCACCGATAGACAGATAGTTAAGGTCGGGGAAATAACTGATGTCATTCGCCGCCGAGTAATAAATGTTGTTCGGTCTATTCGGATTCGCCGTCAAGAAGATTTGGTCCTGCACGGTCGCAGAAAAGTGTGCGCAGGTTGTGCATTCAAGAACATACGAACTTTTATTTGTGCCACTCGCATAGTACTCGATGCGGATGTTGTCTTCTTGCGATTCCGATGTAGTCGGAGCGTGATAGGTGCTTACTGTGATAACATCCACATTTGCAGTTGCGGTTGGGTCTTGTTCCCAACTACCATCAGTTCTCTTGAAGAACAACTTATACGGCTTTGATGTATCAATCTGCGAAGACACCTTGAATGATTTGTTGTTTTCAATGTTGAGGAACTCTTCTTTCCTCGCCATCGTCAGCAGGTTGATTTCTTGGTATACAGTTCCACCACCCTTTTGCGGATGCCGAGAAATAAGAATTGTCGGCACATACGGATTGACCTCTTCATACTTGATGGTGTTATCAAAGTAGATTCTGTGGTACTTCTCACCATCCAGTACAAAGAATCCGTACTGGCTATCAGAAGTGTTCGTGTAGAAGGCGCAGTGCTTGCCTGCTTTGATATCTACACCGCCGCTCTGCAACTGGACTTCCGTGCCATCTTCTTTCATGCACACAAGTTCTGCTCGTGTGTCATTCTTCTTTGCCGTGAAGACAATGTATCTTTGGTCATTCGAGTAGAAAGACCATATATTTTCAACCTTACCGCTATGAGCATGATTGACCACTTCCCAACCTTTTCGCTTGATTGGATTGCCGCCGTTATCTGAAATCATGTTCAGACAATCGGGCGAACGCTTCTTGTCAACGAGTGAGGGGTCAACAGAGAAATCACAACCAAGCAATCCACTATAGGAAGTCCGTCTGTAGTTCGGAGCGGCAGGGAGTGCCATTTGTGCCATTAGATACCACCTACAATCCTTGCTTTCGGTCTGAATGCCCTCGCTTCGATTTCCTGTCTCAACTGGTCAAACTCATTCCAGTACATGACTGCCTTGCGTTCATCGTCATCGAGCCACACATAGTGCGCCGCAAGAAGCGCAACGAGCGGTTCGCACGGATACACAACCTGCACCTCGAAATCATTTTGCGTAGATTCTGTAACAGGAATGATTCGCTCGTAATAGAACAAGGTAAGGTCTGCTCTTACGCTTTGACTCATCACAAGAATGTGGTCCTGCTCCAAATCGTAAGACAGGAATGTCTTGCCAACGCTTCCGTCATTGACAACAATTCGCTCAATACGGTCGAACAGAACATTGCCATTTTCATCCTTAGACAGTTCAGCAAGGTCATATCTGCCAAGCACTTGCCAAGCACTGCCATCGTAATAGTAGTGTTCTTCTTTGCTTGTGCCGTGCGATACCTTTGCAACAGACACGATATCAAATTTAGATGCCGTCACCAGTTCGTCGCCAATCACAACAGGATTCGTTTTAGAACCCTCTGAGATGTTCGATGTGGTAGTTCCAAGTTCGTGAGTCAAGTCGAGATGGATACTGCCGACAGGTGCTTTGACCAGTGTGGCAATGAGTTGACACGCTCTTGTGATTGCATTGCGGAAAATGCTCGGATACTCCGTGAAGATAGCCTCTTCCTCAAAGCCAAGGTCTTTTATTTGGTTTCTTAATTCGATGTATTTCATAGCCCTAAAAAAATAGAGGGGGCAGAGAGCATCCCCACCCCCTCATTCAGATTACAGTGCGTTAACTGCAACGAGTGTGCCTGCGGCAGAGCATTCCAGTTTGATGCTACCAACATTCTCGTTTTCAGCATCAATGATACCGAAACTGGAAGTATCCAGTTCCACGAAGGAAATCTTGTCCTTCGTGACCGCAAAGGTGATGTCATTCATCGCCGCAACACCATCGCCCTTGTACACCTTGACAGTGCCATTGGCGGCAGGAGTGATGCCGATGATAACATTGCGACCAACTGTCGGAATATAAACCGCAGTATTGGCAGTCAGAGCGACAGGGGTCTGCGCCGCAGACGGCTCATTCGCCTTGAACATTTCACAAACAGTGCTAACACTTCTTGCCATGTGTTTTCACTCTCCTTTCAATTAAGCAGTGTACTTGATGTTAAGTACATACAGTTCTTTCGGACGGATAAGTTTCGCATCGTAGAGGGAGACACCACGAACTTCGTCAGCGATGTAGTCATTCGCTCTCTTCGCTTCAATCTTGGTGATGGCATCAACAAATGCGATAGCCTTATCGGTCATAATCATGCAGTAGTCAACACCGTTATTACGGACAACATTGTTGGAAATGACAATGTCGAGATTGTTGTACTTCGCAACCGCACCGCTCGCAAGCATCTTGCTATTGTCGGTGTCCAGAGAGATGTCATTCTGACGAATCAGTTTGAAAGCGGCAGGGGTAACGAAAGCCGTAACCTTTTCGGTTGTCGGCACATCGCCCTCTTGAAGCCACTGAACTGCATCATCGAGCATCTCAAGGATGTTCGCCTTGGTAGCCTGCGTAGCGTTGGCAGAAGCCAGTTTCGCAAGCGGACTCTGCGCCATCGAAGCGATGTATCTGTCTTGAATCATCGCCAGTTCGTTGGAAACCTGTCTGCGATACAGAGAAATAGCATCGTTCGCACCCTGCGCCTTATCAATATCGGGAACCATGAAATTGAACGCATCCTGTTGCTTGACAGTCAGAATTGCGTTCGTGCCTTCGGGAGTCTGGGGGTCACCCAGTTTGATGGGCTTGCCATCAGAAGAATGCTGAAAAGCAACCTTGCCTGCGCCCTTGATGGTAACGGAGTCACCGACATTGCGGAGCAGACCTTCGTATTCACGAACTGTATGATTGATGAAAGCGGACGCACGAGTGCGGTCTTCCATAATCTTTGCCGCCATTACATTGGCTTTGAATTTTTCGTAGGACATTTACCTTTCTCCTTTTACAATCTGTCTATTGAACGCTGAACCTTATCCCAGTTAGCGAGGATTTCCTCTTGGGAAAGAGCGTCCAACTCTTCGCTTGTGTAAAAGTCACGAGGTACGCTTGCTTGGTTTGCTTTGCCGATTTTCGGCGCAGGTTTGATTTGATTCCGCTCTCTCTTGCTCATCACGGCATAGTAGGCATCCACACCAGATAAACCTGCGGCAACGAAATTGCCAAAGTCTTCACCAAGGTCATCGAGGGATTTGATGGAAGGGTCGATTGCTTGGATGTCATGAAGGTCTTGCTCCATCATCCTATCGACTTGGTAGTTGAGGTTTTCTTCGGAAAGCCGTTCGATTTCGGCTTCAAGGTTTGCCCTCTCTGCTTCCTTCTCTTCTTCTGCCTGTGCGTCTGCAACAACCTGCTCGATTTCCTCATCGGATAGACCGATGCTCTCCGCATAACTGCGCAGTTCTGCTTCTCTCTGCGCTCTCTCTAATGCTTCAAGTCTCTCTTGCAGTTCACTGTTCTGACGCTCGGCTTCTTCCCTTGCTCTTCGCATTTCAGCGAAGGCACTGTCTCGTGACCGCTTACCTTGAGGAATGTCTTCCTCTGTTTCTTCTTCCTGCTCTTCAACAGGTTCGGCTTGCTCATCAGCAAGTTCGGCAGGTTCGGCGGTTTCCTGCGTTTCCGAAGTCTCTTCAACTTCTGCGCCTGGGTCGGCATCTTCGGTCGGTTCGGTGAACTCCGACATATCGGTCAAATCATTGACCGCACCTTCGTAAATCTCGTCTGCCATGTAAGTATTCCTTTCGGCTCTCGCCTAATATAAAAAGCAGAGCCTTATGACCCTGCTCCATGAACGCTTGATGCGTTGTTGGCTATTGTTTCGGTTTGATTGTCGCTTCTGCCTTTTCATCCGTACTCGGATTGAAAGCCTTTCGGTATTCCGAGCAGTTCGGATTCAGACATACATAGAAGTATTTGCCGTCCTTATCGACATGGTCAACAATCAGTTCTTTATCACATTTCGGGCAATCCATTCGGTACTCCTTCCTGTGGCGGCATCTGCTCTTCCGCAGGCATCTGACCTTGCATCATTGCCTGTTGTTCCTCTTCCTGTTGTGCGATAAGCGAAAGCAGTTCAGCCTTCGGAAGCGGAGAGTTCTGCGGAAGCAGTTGCGCCCACTGTTTGATAGTGATTTGACCCATCTCAAGAAGTTTGTCCATTCTTGCGAGGGCAGATTCTTTTGTGAACGCAGTATCCTGCGAAACATCGACACGGATTTCTGGCTCAAGTTCTTCCATCTTGTCGGGCGGTACTTGAATCATGTTACCGTCAGAATCCTGCGTGGTGACCGTATCGTCATACACGATGTCCAGTTCCCACCAAAGACGAGCGGTATCCTCGATGTACTTCTCAAACTTGCTGACCTGTTCGTTCAGTACGGAAGCACTCTGTTCCTGCAAGGCGGCGATGGCACTTGCCGCTACTCTTGTCGGGTCAATCTGACCAAGGATGTTCTCTGATGCACCATGAAGTTCACGAGTAGTTTTGACAAGTTCGTTTTCGAGCGCAGTGCCTTCGCCGTTCAGCCCCGCAGGATTTAGGAAGGAAACCATTTGGTTCACGGCTTGAGCATTACCATTCAACTCAATAGCCGCACCAATCGTGTCGATGTCTTCTGGGTTATTGACTGCCGTAACATCATACGCAAGTCTCGGAAATGCGCATTGCTTGACGGCAATTGCTCTCTGTGCCAAAAGTCGGTTGATTTGGATTTGGTTCGGAATAAGTTGCTCGACTTCACTGCATCCACGAGCGGAGTCGGGCTTATCTTCCCAAACAAAGTTGACGATAGGATAGAGCGACAGACCCTTACCAGAATACTGACCGCCCTTGTTGTACTTGATGGGTTGCATCGGCTGATACATACAATTCTTGGTGCATCTGCCTACCCATACAACACCATCTTCCTTCGTCATATATATCAAGGACAGGCATTTGCCGTCCGATGACATATAGTCTTCTTCATCGTCTTGGTCGAGTTGGAAATCGTTGTCAAGGTCTGGAACGATATTTCTGTACTCGTCTTCCGAGACATTGTTTTCCTTCGCTCTTTCGATGGCATCGTTCACAAACACACGCTCACGGATAATGATGAACGGTTGCTCTTGGATGTTCGGATTCGATTCATCGCCAAGCAGGATGCTGACATTGTTAATCATCTGGCACTTGTTCGGCTCGTACCAGAAAGTGTACGAATCGCCTGCGATGCCTGCGTCTTTGACAACGTGCCAAACAACATTGGACATATCAGCCTTTTCCCAGTTGGAAGCGACCTTGATGTTCATGGCTTCAAAGATTTCCACATTTTCATCAAGTGCCTGCAAGTCTGAATAGGTCGCAGACATCTTGTTCTGACATACCGTGGAAATCTTGTATTTCAGTGTCGGCTTGACAATGT